CACGACATCCTGATTCCGCAATATATAATGAAGAAAGACCGTCCTCAGCTGATCTGAGTCGGTCTTAACTTATCTGTATGAAGCTGAATGAAGATGAGAATTTGGATTTCCGTGCTGCAAGAGGCTTGCCCCTTCATTGTGCGGCTCTATTATATATAGAAGAAACTGCTCCAAAGCAAAGAATCAGATGATAAAAACATCGGGAAATCATCGGAAAACCTCGCAGGATCGAGGGGAATTATCACGATTTCGATGGTATTTTCAATAATTCCCGATGCATTTCTGTACTCAACTCCGATCGTTTTGTCCGAACGGCTATTGCGGCTATCGAGTACGCGAAATCACTCTTCCGCGTGGAAGTAACATATAGGGGAAGAGAATGCAATAGATTCTTGTTCAGCCTCGCGAAAAGGTTCCTCAGCGTGGAAGTAACATATTGGGATGCGGAGTCTGTTTGTTTCGGCATCTGAAATATATTCCATAGCCAGAAAATTCTCTGGATTATGTAAAAAATGCTTCGAAATGTCCCTCTTAGATAGTGAGGGGTCGATGGAGAAGATAAGTCCCGAGATGAGATGAATGTGTTTTGAATCCTGATGCGTGTCGGAGAAGAGAGTCTCCGGAAGCAAATAGTAGTCTTATAATACTATATAATACAACATACACTCTCCGGGGACACCCTCTCGTAGTTATGATAAACCCCTTGGCGAGGAGGAACAGCGTGGTGAATAAAACAATCGATGAACGGGTATTGGAGAAAATGATCGAGCTGTATGTGTCCTATCGAGGGCGATACATACTCTGTCTGCCAACCGGAAACATCATCACACCCAAGAGAAAAGACGGTAAGTACAGCTGGCTGTCGAATGCTGTTTTGAGAAATCACCTTGAACAACAATACGCGGTGGGTGTTTTTGCAGATAATTACGGCAGCAGATTTATATGCTTTGATGTGGATAACGGGAATGCGGATACAGTTCATGCAATTATTGATGAACTCGCGGCACTTGGGTTTTCAAGAAGCGACATCCATGTGTCCTTCAGCGGTGGCAAGGGCTATCACGTTGAAGTTTTCTTTGATGAGTGCATCATTACATACCGTCTGCAGGCACTGTACAGCCATGTAATCACTGCACGAGGCCTTGACCCGCAAAAGGTGGAATTTCGCCCCATGAATACAGCGTCTATCAAACTGCCTTTATCAAGACATGCAAAGACCGGCAAAATTTGCTGGTTTGTTGATAGAGACACCCTCGTGCCCATCATGAGACAGGATTATGTTTTGAGCATTCATCAAATCAGAGCTGCCGAAGTAAAAGCGCTGATCCCCGAATGCCCTGTTATCACACCAAGAAGCCAGGAGACGAAGATCCATTCAGAAAAAGGCTGTTCATCTCCGGAAACCAGAGACCTTGGCACAACGCTTGAACAGGTGGGTACGCGGCACAACATGATGCGCAACATTGCGGTATTCAAGCGGACGCATGGGGCAAGCCGGGAGGAATGTGAAACTGCATTGCATGAATGGATTGAAGCACAGGATTCCCAGTATTACAAGTCGTCACAACGGGATATCCGCCGAGACATCGATGAGCTGATCGCCTGGGTATACTCAGAGCGTTTTGTGCTCCAGAAAGCAGCAAGCGTTGATTCGACAGTTTTGCGTACCTCCATGTTAGAAGGCTTGCTTGCGCAGAATACCCGTACTGCCAGAAGACTGTACTTTTTGTTTCTGGTCCGCTGTCGGATGCAGCAGCCCAGAATGTCGCTGAAGGATGCCGGCAAAGCTATTGGCGCCAGCGTTCCAACCGTTGTCAAGGGCATTCGTGCTCTGACGGAAGGCCAGCATATTGAGGTTGTTGAAGGTAAGAGATTAAGTCTGGGCAACGGAGTATTTACCGCCGAGTGCCGTAGCTACGTTGTTCCTCATTCTGGCGGAAACCGTGATGAGCTGTGCATAACCATTACCATGCGTGAACTCATTTTTGACTTCAATGCCTGTTATCATAAGGTTTTGCATGCATAGATCGCCCAGAATGTGCTCAAAGAAAGCCTGACTCGCTCTGAGTGGGAAGAATATCTGGAGTATCTGAGCTATGTAAATGGCGAAGTGACAGATATGGAGACCAGCAGACGGATCGACCTGATTGCCACAAAGCAGACACTGAGTCATAAGGCCTTCGGGAAAATTGATGTATTTGACCTGGGCGACAGATTGCTGTATCCGGCTTATGACGTTGGCTGCAAACTGCATCTGGCACATCCCAGCGCATTGGGCAGTGAATGCACGGACAAGGAATCATGGTGGATTCGTGTGAAGCGGTGTGTGCTGAAAAACGGCGTAACGTCCTATCAGGTGCTGCGTAAGAACTTCATACCGGCAGAGGACGTCAGGAGGCTGGCGCGATCGTCAAACGATCCGCAGGCGATGGACATTTGTGACTGGATACTGTCACTCGAATCCATACAGGAGGACGATGAAAATGAGAAATGAGTCAGAGTGGGCATACCTGCCCCTGAGTGAAGAGCGCGTTGTGGCGCAGTAGCTGAAGAACCGGTGTAAACTGGATGCAGCGTATGATGCCCGACAGCAAAGTGGGACGTCTCTGGATTCACAGGGAGGATATGGATAGGCTGAGGCTGTGTAGTGTACCTACATGGATCTGGATCGCCTGATTGCCGCATGCGATATTCCTGATGACATGATGAGTACGCTGACGTTGGTGATGGACGGCTATTCGCTTCGTGATATTGCAGAGCTGCATGAACGGGAAGTGAAAGCAGTGGAACGGGAATTCAGAAACGCTGTGTCCCTGATTGTACGCAATAACAATCAGGCATGGGTGAATACGTACACGCGAAAAAGAGCTCCAGATCAGAAGTAACGTTTATGGGAAAGAGCCTTTGAAAAAAGTTGAAAGCTATGCGCGAAATATACCTGTATGTCAGAAGTAACATTTATGGGGAAAGGAGTCGGCAGAAAAGCTGAAGTTCCCGCGCGAAATACTTCCGCTGGCCGGAAGTAAAGTTTAGGGAGGAGGATGAACGTGGCAACACGTTATGGAATCACATAGCCCAATGGCGTTAGATTTACGCTTTTGTATAACGAGGATCAGAGCAAGATCGAGCTTATAGAGGAGCTGATCCTGAAATACTGGTCAAACTACTGTCTTAGGAATTGGCTCAGTGATAACCATGAGCAGCCATACTCACCGGAAATAAAGGTGAAGAGGCTGCTGGATCGCTGCGGTACACTTCTCCTGCGCGATGTGCCTCCGGACGAGAGAGACACCTTGACGAGCTACAAGGAAATGGTTGTGGGTAGCAGAGAAATCAATGTTTCAGACTGCCCGGAGGCTATTGCGGAAATGCTGGAAAGCGGCTGCGTTCAGTTGAACAGGCTGACGCCCGACGACCGGCTGAGATATGAGCTTCTGACAGATAAGCTTGATGAACGCATCGGCGCACAGAAAAAGAAAGTTGCTCGCGCGAGACCGTCAACGCGGTTCGAGCGCTTGGAAGCAATCCGGAACGCTTTTCAAGGCTGCACGATTCATGGCTGCAGGGTGGATACGGATGGATGCTTCGAACATAATGGCGCTGTTTATCAGGTGGACAGTACGGAAGGAAAATACGCCCCGCATAAAACGCGGTATGGCGATCAGTATGACATGGACAGGATCATCGTAATCGAAGTTCCGGACGGTGGCGTACACTTTGCTGATCAGGACGGATATCTGATGGACGATGCGATGATCGCTGTGCTAACGAGGTGAGAGAATGAATGATAAGCGCGATCTGATTCGCGAAATGTACAGCAAGGCGATCGGCGCATCTGATCTCGATTGGTCGGAGATTGCCGAGCAGTCCGGATGCGGATAGCACCCGGATCAGCTCCGCAAGATGGGCGCGGGCATTAAGCTGGCCGCAGATAATGGAATGCTTGCTTAGTATCCGGAGGAAGAAAACAAGCTGGACAATGTACAACAGCTTCGTGATCTTCGTAATGAGATCAACGAGACCTATAGAGCAAAATCCCGCAGCGAGGCGCTGCGGGATGCTGTTGTTCATGCGGTGAAGACCATGCCGCCCATGACTGTGCTGCCTGCGGATGAGAAGTATTCCATCGGCAAGCGTACGCTGGTACTCTGCATTGCAGACTGCCACTTTGGTGCAGAGTGGACGGTGCGCGGCCTTCGCGGCGAGGTACTGAACAGCTATACGCCCGAGGTGTTCTTTGAGCGCATGTCCATGCTACTGTTCCAGACCAGACTGATTCTGGAGAAGGAGCAGATTGGCGACGTTCAGCTCCTGATCTGCGGCGACAGTCTGGACGGCATGCTGAGAGCCAGCCAGCTCATGAAGCTGCGCTGGGGCGTAGTTGAAAGCTGCATGCGCTTTTCGGAATATATGGCGCAGTGGATCAACGAACTGTCCAGATATGCTACTGTATCTGTCTGCGGCGTTGACGGCAATCACACCGAGACCCGCAGTCTGAACAGTAAACGCGGTGATTTTCCCGGCGAGAATCTGGAGAAAGTAATCTTCTGGTTCCTGAATGAACGTTTGAAGGATAATGCCAATGTAATCGTCGATGGTGTGACCGAACAGCAGAAGCACTTGAGCGTTCAGGGCTGCAGCATCCTGCTGACGCACGGAACTGATGTCCGGATGATGGAAAAAGCGGCAAGACAGTCGATGCTTCTCTACAACGAGGGTATCGACTTCTTTATCTGCGGACATAAGCACCGCGAGCAGGAATGTGTTTCCGGCTATACGGATCAGGGCAACTCGGTAATCGTTCGTGTTCCCAGTATTTGTGGTATGGATGAATACGCACAACAGCTTGGATACGGCGGTCGCCCGGGGGCTATGGCGATGGTTCTGGAAGCCGGCTATGGCAGGCGTTGCGTCTATCCCATCAACTTGTAACGGAGGGATAAGATGGCAACTGGAACGAAGCTGAAGGGGCGAAAGATCACTTCCAAGATGTGCGTCAAGTGCGGAAAGGTGCTGCCTCTTGACAAGTTCTATGCGAACAAGGACTGGGCGGCACAGTCCTATCATGACGCATGGTGCAAGGATTGTGCATCGAAGTGCAGCATCAGCAAAGAAGGCGCACGCGAGTTCTGCTGGTACAATAATCGCCGGTGGTCTGATGCATACTGGGACATGGCCGTAAAGAAATCGGCCTACGCGCTGGCCAATGATCCTGATTATCTTGCAGCACGGGACGATGCAAAGCGCGAAGATCTGGAGAACCGTACTGCAGGCAAATACTTTTTCAGCATCATGAACCTTGGCAACGTATATCAATACTCTGCAAACATCGACACCGATGGCGCATACCGCGAATTCAATCCGGATTCAACGGCTGGCACGGTTACGCGAGACGATTCAGGGGCTTTCCTTGATGACGGCGAGCTGATCTACAGCCGCGAATGGAACGGCATGTATACCCAGCGTGAGATTGACTATCTGGATGATTACTATGCCCGGTAGGAAGAAGGATTCGTGTTGGACAATCAGAATATCCAGGACTACGCCAGGAAATCTGCAAAGGCGTCGCTGGACGCAGATATCAAATACAGCAAGATGCGCCACGGTCAAGCATCTGTCAACGAATGGAAAGAGGCACAGGCGATCTTCGATAACCTCTCGAAATCGGCGAACTTCGCAGCCTGTAAGCGCAAGCCCGGCGATATGGCTGGCCTTGGTTCGTTGGGCGCAATCGTTGCCAAGATCGAGATGAGCGGTGAACTGGACACGCCCATGGTGGAATTTCCTCCTGACGACATCGATAGGATCATCGCGGACTTCCGGCATACAGTCGCTGCTGTCGGACTTGAGCAGGTGGTTGTATGATATAGACGCAAATCAGAGACATTCGGGATGTGAAGTTGTGGGCAATGCAGATTCACTTCTGGAGGACACATCTGGATGTGTTCATTGAGGAATACTTCCATATCAAGCTCAAGGATACGCAGCGCGTGGTTGCCCGGCAGTTTGGCAATGCGGATACCCTCATGGTGGTCAAGAGCCGCGGCTATGGCAAGACATGGCTGACAGCATAGTGCTGTATTGCGGTTGGAGTGCTGTATCCCGGCAGTCTAATTGCTGTTGTCTCGGGCACCGCTGAACAGGCAACCCTGATCGTTAAGAAGATTCAGGATTACTTTGTTCGGAATCCCGAGATCATGCGTGAGATTCAGACGGACAGTCATCGTCCTGTGCAGCTGTCCCGAAACAAGGGTATCTGTACTCTGAAGAACGGTTCGAAGATCGAGAGCTTTTCGGTCGGCACCATGCGAGGCAATCGTGCCAAAATCGTGGTGATCGACGAATCGCCTGAGGTCAAGGCAGACGACCTGGATGCGGTCATCGGTCCTGTCCGCAACACCAAGCGCGATATCTGTCATCAACGCGGGATTAAGGACTATACCAGTAAGACTATTTCGATCACGTCCGCCTGCCTGAAGAGCAACTATTTCTACGCCATGTTCATGGCAGCTTTGAAGGAGTTTTCCAAGGGCAGCACATCCAACTTCGCGTGCGCACTGGATTATCAGAGTGCGGCGCGTGTCGGAATTACAGATTTAGACTTCTTCCTGAAGGAACAGAAAAAGATGCCCGAAGCAAAGTTTGCTATGGAATATGGCAGCTGCTTCGTGGGCGCGGAATCTGGCTCTATGTTCCCATATGATCTGACGGAGAACTGCAGAACGCTCAGACAGGTCGAGGTAGTGCAGCCGACCAGTTGCACCTCAGATTACGTCATGGGCGTTGACCTTGCAACCTCCAGCAAAAGACTGGCGGATAATGCCGTGATCACGGTCGTCAAGCTGGTCGAGATGGAAAACGGAAACTACCTCAAGAGAGTGGTCTACATGCGGTCCTATCACGGTAAACGCTTGGATGCACTGGCTGAAGAGGTGCGTCGAACCTATGCGAAGTTTCCGAGGATCATCAAGATTGTATTCGACCATCGCGGTTTGGGTGATGCGCTGCCCGAATTCCTTTCGCAGCCATGGACAGATGACAACGGTAAGGAATATCCCCCGTGGACGCTGGACGACAGTAAGTCGTTCATACATAATGCGGTGCCGATCCTTCGCAGCGTCAAGGCCAATCCACAGATCAATCAGCAGCTTGTTTCGTGCCTACGTGTGGCATAGGAACAAGGTTCGATTGAACTGCCCGTGAATTCCAGGTATGCGGAAACACCGCCTGATGAAGACGGTGAAGAAGAATCGGTAAAACAGAAAAAACTGACGCTGCAGGAAAAAGCGATCTTTCTGGAGGGAGATGCACTGCAGATTGAGATGGGCAATATCATCATGAAGACCGGCACAGGCGGAACGATTCTGTATGATGTGGCTCGTGCCAACCAGCACAAGGACAGATACTCAGCGCTTTCAATGGCAGTGCGCTTCATCGCTGAATTGGAAGATGAGCGAAAACGCAAAATGCTCAGGCCGAAGAATAACTTTATCGGTGTCGTGAGCAGAATCTGATGGGAGGAATACAATGGGATGGTTTGATAGATAGAGAAAGACCCCTCAGCCGCGGGACGAGCCCAGACAGGCGAAGAGCGTAGATATCGCTGTGGGTGCAAAGGATGACGGCAATGGTACGATGACTTATAATGATAAGTCCATTACCTACACCGGCGACCTTGCGAGCTATGACTATGACAGCATCCTTCGGGATAAACAGCGCAATATCAACAGCCTGTTTGAACTGAGCGACTACTATGTAGACGCCGATCCAATCTACCGTGGTATCATCAGGGGGGTGTATGTACCCTTCAGCGTTGCGGATGACTGGAGGCTGATCGGCGCAAACGAGCAGACCAAGGAAAAATACGAAGAGTACTATGAACGTATCGGCCTTGCGGATCGCGCCAGAAGCATCTATTACCAGTATTACAAATACGGCAATGTGTATGTTTACCTGCTGGAGGATGGCAGGATGATTACGCTTCCGGTGCATCTGATCCGCATTGCGAACGTCATGATCGGTAACGAGCCGGTACTGGAGTTCAACTGCAAATCCGTCCGCGACGATATGCGGCAGCAGGGCGTCAAGGCGCAGAAGGATTTTCTGGAGGATGAGGATCTGGAAGTTCGACTGGAAGGTTTTCCACCCGAGGTTGCGGAGGCAATCAAGAAGGGCTCCGACTGGGTGCAGCTGAATCCGGAGAATACGTTCTGCATGCAGGACTTCAAGGAGGACTGGACGCGGTACGCTATTCCCATGGTCGCCACCTGCCTGGGTGCATTTCGCAGGAAGGCACTGATCGCACAGTATGAATCGGCGTAGCTGAATCTGGGCGCGCACAGCTTTGTTCATGTGACCTATGGTGACAGTAAATCGGACATTATGCCAGATATCACTGCACTCAATGCAGTCAACGCACTGTTCCGCAGGGCGATGACCGGTTCTGCGCTGGCGACGACCAACCATCTGTGTAAGGCGGAGGTCATTCAGCCGAACCTGAACGAGATGTTCTCGGATGACAAGTACCGGGATGTCAATGCAGAAATCTTGTCCGCAGGCGGCATCTCTGGTATTATTGTCTCCGGCCGCGCTGAGGACGGCAGCAATTTTGCTTCAGCTCAAGTCTCCATGCAGACTGCTGCGATCCGCATCAAGCAGGCGCGGGATAATTTCTGCGAGCTCATGGATAAGATCAACCTGCGGCTCAACGGCAGAGGACGTGGCGGCGTAACGCACAGCCGCCCGGAAAATGTGCCGCGCTTTACCTATCCGCCTGTGGATCTGGCTAACAGTCATAAGTTTCAGGAAGTATGTCTGAAGCTGTGGGAAGCCGGCGTTGTTTCTACCAAGACCATGCTGCAGACTCACGGATATGATATGGATCAGGAAGTGGAGCGTATGAAGCATGAGCCTGCCAGAGATAAGGATGGCAAAGAGAATCATGATTCTTCCGCGTCCGGAGGCGGCAAGGTTGGCCGCCCGGAGATGGATGACACTGAGCGCAGCTCTGACCCGTTGAAATCGCAGACAGGTGCGCAGCCGAAGCCCTCAAACCCCGAAGGAAGTTAGTAAGAGGAGGATACAATGAATAAGGTATCTTTTATGGCACCGCGGGTGATGATGGCGGCAACTGAGCAGAACGATATTTACATGACTGTCGTGATGCGCATGTTCTCCACGGCGCCCAACAGAAACGGCTTTGCTGTGAGCGAAGCATTTATCGACAATATCGTTGCCAATGCGGCGAAGTACACCTGTCTTCCGTAGTGCGCGGACGCTGGTCGCCTGAGAAACGGCGGCATGGACGGCTTGACACACCGATTGAACAAGACCTCCGGCATCTTTGAGAGCGAGCAGATCGGCTCGTTCTTTTCTTTTGCCAAGGAGATTGACAACGGCGTGATCAGCCTACTTGGCGAAGCGAGAATTCCCAAGAGAAATCCGATGCTTTGTGAAACGCTCATGCGGCTGTATGAGGCTGGCGCACTGAATTTCTCGTTTGAGATACTGGTAGGCAATGCCACCCAGATGGATGGCGTCACGCTGATCGACGCTGTAGAAGGCAACGAACTGATTGGCATGGCGGTGGTTACGACTCCCGCTTGCCCCGAGGCGACAGCGATCAAGCTGATCGCCGAAGATGAAAACGATAACGATGATGACAGAGAGGATGAAGAGGAAATGGACGAGAAGGATAAGAAGATCGCCGAACTGGAAGGCAAGCTTCAGTAGGCTGAGCAGAAGGCGACCAATGATGAAGAGCTCCGTAAGAAGGACGAGGAGCTTACCAAAGAAAAGGAGCAGCGCGAAAGGGCTGAGGCTGAGCTGACCGAGGCAACCGGCAAGCTGACCGAAGCGGAAACCCAGCTGGCAGAAAAGGATACCCGCATTGCTGAACTGGAGGCGCAGGTATCCGAGCTCGACCCCATCAAGGCTGAGGTCGAGCAGCTGCGTGCTGACAAGGCTGCCGCTGAACTGGCTGCCAAGCAGCAAGAACTGACCCGATTTGCGGAAGCTCAGGGTCTGGACGCCAAGGAAGCGGCTATCGCCGAAGCGATCCAGAAGGCAGACTATGCTGCTCTGGTTGCTGAATCCATGAAGAAGGAAAAGACCGAGACCAAGCCTGTCGTCGCATCCTACGCCATGGGCGGCGGCATTACTGCCAAGGGCGAATACGATGACCTGCTGGGCAAGGCCTGATGATGAATAGGAGGAATGAGATATGGCTGGTTATGTGACTAAGCTGATGGGCCACGTCTATGACGGCGCCTATACTGCCGCCGAACCGCTGATCAACGGCGTGTTCGCAGAGATTACCGCAGACGGCGTCAAGAAGACTGCCGCCGCAAAGGACACCATCCTGCGCGTTGAGGAGAAGACCGAGCTGTGGGGCAATCCCGCTGTGGTGTAGAACGTCACCGGCGTTGGCACCGACGAGGTCTACTTCGTTGAGAACGAGTGGGAAGTTGACGAGAATGCAGAATGGAATGAAGCGGATTACACCCTGCCCACTGGCAAGTATGTGCGCATGAAGCGCCTGCTGCCCGGCGAACAGGTGATCATGTCCGTTGCTACTGAACTGCATTCCGCACTTGCGGTTGGCGATTCCGTGCAGCCCGCAGCTGACGGCGTGATCGCCAAGACCGCTTGATAGGAAGGAGAGATAAACTATGCCTCAGATTGATATCCGAAAGGACAGCAAGCTGGTGCAGCTGATCACTGCCCAGGCGCGCGGCGAGCGTGTTGATTCCGATCAGGCCGACAAGGCTGCAAAGTAGATCGCGGAGCTGGCTTCCGATCCTACCCCGCACAACAAGTATGCAATTGGCCAGCTTGTGGGTTTTACCGTCAATGAGATGGTACGTCCCCAGACCGACTGGCTGAACCATGTAGCTGACGTCAAGCACGTTGGTTATGGTGAAAAGGCCTCTTTCCGCGTCAAGCAGGAAGGCATCCGTGCATTCATCATGGCGAAGGCCGGTACTCCCGCCCGTTCCAAGATCGCGCACAAGCAGGTCACTCTGGACACCATTGCTGTATCTGCCAGACCTGTGATCAACCTGTACGAGCTGCGCACCGGTCGCGTGCAGATGGCTGACCTGATCCGTGACGCCGCCAATGAGATGCATCTCAAGCAGGTTCAGTACATTCAAGGTGTACTGCACAGTGCGGCGGAGAATTGGGAATCTCCCTTCTATGGCACCGGTACCGGCATCGTCAAGACTGTGTTGAATCCCATGCTGCAGCATTGGATGCGAACCGGTTCGGTTTCCCTGCTGGGTGATATCGCGATCATCTCTCAGCTGGCCGAACAGACCGGCTTCACTGCGGCGGCTGCCACTCAGCAGTTCTCCCAGAACGTGATTGATGAGGTCATGCGCACCGGCCTGATCGGCACCTACTACGGCGCCAAGGTCATCAACATGGTCAACCCCTATCTGGGCGACAATGTGACTCCGGTGATCGATACCAAGCGTCTGTATATTCTGCCTTCCGGCGCTTCTGCGGACATGCGTCCTCTGAAGGTACTGTACGAGGGTGACGTCCAGTCCACTGAATCCACCAACATCGACGATCTCGCCTATGAGGTTCGTCTGGACCAGTGGTTCGGCGCCGGTATCGTGGTCGGTAAGACTCCGACTATGAGTGTGTACACCGATACCACTGCCTGATAAACGATGTATGCGGCGGAGGAGCATCCTCCGCCGCAGGAGGTGATTGAACATGGAAAAGATTCGAGTACACAATCCACGTAAGTTTGCGATTGGCCTGACGCTGGCGAACGGTACTGAGCGTACTGTTCTGCCTGGCTCCTATACGCTGCTTTCGAAGGAAGATATTGAGCATCTGGCCAGTTTTGCACCGGCGCTGTTTCAGGATGAAAAGCTGCTGCGTATTGAGGAGCGAAATCTGACTGCAGAGTTGGGCTTTATTGACGATCCTGAAAAGCCGGTGCTGGATGATGAGGAGATTCGCAAGAATCTCAGTCAGCGTGTTTCTCAGGTAAAGGCATGGCTGGACGGCATTGATGAAGCGTACCTGCTGGACGCTATCTGTGATGTCGCAGCCGGTATGGACCTGCCAGCCAGCAAGCTGCAGCTGCTTCAGGAGAAGCTTCCTGAGCGTGAGTTTCTGAAGACCGAATGATGGAGGTGATCTGCCATGACGGATATACAGAAGATGGCTCAGGAGCTGAGACAGCGCACCGAATGGCAGGATACTCCGGTGGAATTGGTCAACGAAGATTATCTGGAGATCGTCCGTCAGGCAGTACGCCATCTGTATGTGATGACCGGGCGTTACACTCAGTATGATGATTCTTCGGATATTGCTCTTAGCGCAGACGAATATGAGTATGTGCTGACTACTGCGGAGATTGGTTTCTACCGTCGCGTGCAGTCGGACGTTAACCGAATCGTCGGTTATTCTACTGACGCTATGACGATCACCAACGCGGACAAGCCCTATGCCAACATCAGTCAGACAGTGAACGAGCTTCTGAACAGACAGCGGATTCTCTACTACAAGATGACGCGTTTTGTACTTCTGTGACGGAGGTGGATGGATGAAATTCTATGTGCCGCCAAAGCTTCGGCAGGATTTCAAGGACTGGCTACATACTGACGTCCAAAATGCCAACTATGATTTCCAGATCATCCGCGACTGGTATCAGCAGACGAAAGTGGCGCCGATCCGGGCGCTGTTCTTTCCGATATCCTGGAAATCCAAAATCGGAAACTCGGACGCCAACAGTAACTTCAAGACCAGCTATGATTACATCATCCGCAAGGGCGACATCGCCATCCGCGAGGATGGCATGATCCTGATGCTGAACTGGCAGGTGCAGAACAATCCCAACAACCAGTCCACACAGGCGATTGCTTGCAATGCCCGCTTTCAGTTTGAACGGCATGTGGACGAGAAGGTTGACAGCAAGGGGTTCCTGATTGAGGAGGCGCATGACGAGATCATCGCACCGAAAATCCCCGGCGTGTATGCTGAGTATACCGGCAGGCCTGATTATGCGGCAAGCTACAATACGCCCGGTATATCGCCGGATCACCTGCTGACGGTGCAGGTGCAGTTCAATCCACGGACGGATCTGATCCGGCTTGGCGATGAGTTTGCCCTCATGCACAGCCGGTACCGCATCGTCAACCGCGTGGATACAGAAGTGGACATTGATCGCCAATACGGGATCATAAACTAGATGGCGCGAAGGATCGCCGGAGAGGAGTCGCTATGAAGCAGAGCTGCAATCGGATTTCTCTGGATGAAGCTGCGCTGATGGCCGCTCTCCGCGAAGAAGCGAAGGATGCGTTGGAACGGGAAGGGCAAAGGCTGCTCAGTCATATGCAGCACGAAGTTATAAATACCACCCACGGCGGCGCCCCTGGCAAGCCGGACTGGCGTAAGGAAATCGTGCGGAATCTGGATAAGACAGCGGTGGCTGTCACGGATGATTCGGTATCGATGGACTTTGGCTATTCTCCTTCTGATAAGGCGGATGAAGTACGTGCCATGTTGGTTGAGGCAGGCTCCGGCAGTGCAGCCGGTGGCAAGCCTATTACGGCGGGACCGAATGGCAGAAGCGTATGGAACAGTGAGCTGGATGGAAAGCATCCGTCCCGAGCTAAGAGCGTGTACAAGCTGCCGGCTGAATTCAACCAGAAGGGCAACAAGTTTGTTGAGAATGCGATGCGTATGATGCAGACGGAGTTCGGTACGATAACGGAGACAGTATTTGCAACTACTCCCGACAGTGCTTACTATGGAAACGTGAAGGTGGATGAGCGATGAAGAAACTGCGCACATGGCATGATAACTGGAACAACGTGATCCGCGAGGTTTTGTTTCCGGACGCCGAATAGAAGACGCTGATGTGTATTCCGGAAGATAAGCGGGAGAACATCCGCGAGTTCATCGACCGCTACTTCATTGAGGATGCCATGCCGGACGAACTGGTTCTGAATGAAGACGTACGCGTGATCTGTTACGAAACCGAGGGTACGCAGCTGGGAACGCCGCATGTGCTCAGAAAATTCCTGGCCTTTGATATTTATGTCAAGGAAGATGCTCTGTATAACGTTGGAGCAGATCGACTACAGCGTCGGGACAAAAAAATAAGTCAGCGGCTCAAAGAACTGCTGACTGGGAAAGAGCATGTATGTGGTATACGATTTGGGTATGAGGATGAATACCATCTGGGAGCCAAAACGATTGGCTATAGAAGGTATCATGTGGTATTCTCATATGTGACTACATGGTGATCATTTTTCCACGAATGTCTTGACGATCTGAACGATCTGCTCGTGGCGTTCTTCTGGCGCGGTCTTCATGTAAGCGGCGACCTTCATAATGTGCTCATCGATAGGAATGAGATCCACATCCTCGCTTGAGAGATTGAGTAGATCAGAAAGGTCGATCTGCAAGGCCTGCGCGATAGGCGAAAATACATGACAAAATTGGTATGTGCATTTACTGGACATCGACCAGAAAAGCTGGGATTCCCGTGGGATGAAAGTGAGCCTCGCTACAAGCGGCTCAAACAAAAACTATTTTGTGAAATATTACAATTGACCCGTGACGGTGTGAGTGTCTTTATTACCGGAATGGCAAGAGGCGTAGACCAGCTTGCAGCAGAGATCGTTCTCTCTTTGAAGGATGTCGTTCCGGACAGAAATCTGCAGCTGTGGGCTGCTGTACCATATGACCGTCAATCGTTGAGCTGGTCTCCCAAGGATAAGGCGAGATACGATGCTATCCTTAAAAAAGCAGACAAGATTGAATATGTAAGCCACAATTACTACAATGGATGCCTGCTTACGAGGAACCGTTACATGGTAGACAATGCCAGCCACCTGATTGCAGTCTATGATGAGAATCAGGGTGGCGGCACTAAATACACGGTTGACTATGCCCGAAAGAAAGGGCTGAACATTATTATCATCGAACCATGAAGGAGGTTTGATTCACAATGGCACAGTACATTGATCAGATCGCCGGTTACATTGCAGACAACCCGAATTAGGATTTTGAGCGATGTGACGGCAAGGTGTTTTCCTACTACGAGGTAAACACCGCGAACATGAGCGCGACCAACAACACCCTGTCTATTAACGGCGGTCAGGGCAACTATCCGCTGGCATTCATTGAGACCGACAAGGCGTAGGAATTCACCTTCGCCAGCTCTCAGTTTTCTCTGGATATGTTTGCCATGGCGAACGCCGTTCAGATGAAGCAGGGCGATGTTGCTACTCTGGAGAGCAAGCTGTATGAGGTGAAGGCCGGTCTCAACGTAACCATCCCTTATGAGACGCAGGCGGAATCCGTGAAGATCAGCGGTTTTGAACAGGCGGATACCGCAGCTGCTGGCAAGTTCTCCGTAGCTGCCGGTGACGGTGATACTCCCACTACGGAGATCACCTTCCACGAAGGCGACATTGCTGTTGGCGATACCATCCGCATTGCCTATCGCCGCCGTGTGAACGGCGCATCCATGGCGACGGTCAAGACCAACTCCACTACCGCCAAGGGCGCTCTGTATGCACACTGGCCGGTCTACTCCAGCGGCACCGATTGCACCGAAAGCTCCATCAAGGGCTATCTGCATCTTTATATTCCGCGTGTGCGCGTGACTGCGCTGCCCGGCTTCGACAACAGCTACAAGTCTGCTGCTACCAACAGCGTGACTTTCAGCGCCATCGACCCGAAGCGCGCAGACGAAAAGATGTACGATCTGTACTACGAGCCGCTGGATGCTAACGGCGCAGTTGTCACTACGCCCACCGGCGAAGTGACCTGGAACTGATGATTGATCGGGGACACAGCATGAGCGCTGTGTCCCTTTTCTGATGCAGAAGGAGGAAAAGGACAATGGCGAAGTATACGAACTAGCAGTAGGTCGCCTTTGCCGAAAAGGCACTTGCTGAAGGCTGGAAATACTGGTACGGAACGTGCGGCTATAAGGCCACTCAGTCCCTGTACGAGAGAAAAAAGAAGCAGTATCCCAAGCACTACACGGATGGCAGAACTGCGACTTATAAGAAGCATATTGCGGAAGGCCGCATGGTTGCCGACTGCGTCGGTCTGATCAAGGCGTTCTTCTGGACTTCCAACGGCACTGCTGAGAACAAGTATCAGGCAAACAACTGCCCTGACCGTTCTGCCAATGGTATGTTCTCCCTGTGCGAGAAGACCGGCAAGATCGCGACTATTCCCAACACCCCTGGTCTGGTGGTGTGGAACGACGGCCACATCGGCGTCTCTATTGATGGCATCTATGCCATCGAAGAGCGCGGTTTCAACTACGGAATCGTCAAAACCAAGATTTCTGATCGCAGCTGGACCAACTGGGGTAAACTGCCTGCATCCATGCTGGACTATGTGAACGGCGATGTGCAGGAGGATCCTGATGATGCAGCTGAATGTCCCTATACCGAGCCCACGAAGAATCTGAAGAAGGGTGCCGAAGGAACCGGCGTCAAGTGGGTGCAGTGGATGCTGGAGGGCTGCGGCTACTCCGTGGGCAGCTATGGCATCGATGGCGATTTCGGCTCCGCAACGCATGCTGCAGTAACGAAATTCCAGAAAGACCAGAAGCTGGAAGTGGACGGAGTTGTGGGCAAGCTGACCCGCGCTGCGCTGAAGGCTGCACAGCCTAAGGTTGAGATTGATCCGGATGGCGAAGACGATCCTGATGATGAAGATGACGACAAGCAGGAACATCAGGCTCCTGAAACCTCTGCACCTGCTGACCCTGAGCCGGAGGTCAAGGAGGAATATGATATCAAGGGAAAGATCGCAGATCTGTCCAAGTGGCAGGGCGCGATCGACTGGAGCAAGGCTGCCCGCGAACTGGACTTCTGCATTCTCCGTGCGCAGTACGGTCATGAGAAGATTGACGAGAAGTACAAGGAATATGCCCTCGGCTGTGAAGAACATGACATTCCCTACGGCGCGTACTCATACTGTCTGTTCGATGACGAGGAAACCGCGGTTGAGGAAGCTCAGTTCTTCATGGAGCGCATTGCGGGCACCAATCCGCTGTATCTCGTTCTCGACGTCGAGCCGGGCGGTGTGAAGGCGCGGGATATCCGCAAGGAGGTTTCCGCTTACATTGCAGAGCTGCGCAGGCTGGGTGTGCAGCGCATCGGTCTGTACATCGCCCACCATGCGTACAAGGCGTACAACATCAATGTGGACGAGGCGGACTTTGTATGGATTCCCCGATACGGCTCCAACTCCGGTCAGCCTGAAAAGGAACCGGATCATCCCTGTGATCTGTGGCAGTATACCTCCAATGGTCTGCTGGGCGGCGTCAAGGGCCGTGTGGATCTCAATAAGCTGATGGACGAAACCCGCATGGCGTGGTTTCGCGGAGAGGAGTAATGAGCATGAACATGATTGACCTGACTCCTGTATTGGAGGCATAGATCGGCCTCCTTGCCACGATCATCACCGTCAAGGTGATCCCGTGGCTGAAGAGTAAAACGACCAAGGAACAGCAGGATTACCTGCTGGCAACTGCCCGCGTACTGGTGTATGCGGCTGAGCAGGTGTATGGCGCCGGCAAGGGCGACGTAAAGATGCAGTATGTGCAGGACGAGCTGGAAAGTAGAGGCCTGAGTATTGATCTTCCCGTCATCGAGGCGGCTGTACGCGAGATGAACCTTATCGAGAGCTGGGAAACCACCATCGAACTGGAGGAAACTGAGGATGGCAAGCACTAAGCCCATCCCGCCGACAGATCAGACGGAAAAGGGACTGCCGCAGGTCGGCAGTCCCGAAAATACCGTCGTAATCGGCGGTGAATAGATTGAAATCAAGCCCACGAAGCTGCGCTATCAGCGCAACCGGACTGCGGCATTTTATAAAGTACTGGAGATGTATCCCATTGCTGATATTCTAGCCATGGAAGCTGGAGCTTTCGGCGACGATCGCGACGGCGACAAAGCCTTGATGGACTGGCTGATTGCGGTGACAGATCATCCCGATCTGGTGACTGCCCATTACGATGAGATGGACACCGGAACCATCGAGCAGCTGCTCACGATCTTCCGGCGCGTGAACCGGATTGATGAAAAGGAACAGAAGCTAAAAAACCTGCAGACGGCACGAAAGGCGTAACCCTTGATCGTGCCGTCGCAATGATTGCTGCGCATCTGGGCGTGGTAGATGAAGAACGCATCAACGACATGAGCTATGTATTCTTTGACGATGTTCTTCGGGAATAGGGTTACAAGCTGAACTACGAAGCAGTTGCCAACTACGCAGGCAATGCGTTCTGCGAAAAGAGCTGGGATATGATCCAGAAGAGCAATCCCTTCAATATTGTCGAAGCCCGCAGCGGCTCTCAGGCAATGGGAAGCCTTGCAAGCTTCCTGGGATCGAGCAAAATCACAATCATGGGAGGAAATGCGAAATGAACATGAAGCTTGAAAAGTTTGAATATACCCACGCCTTTCAGATGGGCGATATGGTTTTCAAGGTGCGCGAAATGGTTCCGTACAAGGAAAAGGAACAGATGGCGTAGGATATCGTGTCCGGTACGCTGGTGTTTGACGAGGAAGCAGGCATTGCCTATGAAGCTTACAATGCTGAGCTGATCCGCGCGTTCCTGATTATGAAGTACTATACGGATCTGGACCTCGCGGAGTACGACAATCCCGAAGGACGCTGCGCCGTTCATGATGCACTGGCCTCCCACGGTCTGTGGCGAGAAATCATGGACATTGTGGATGCGGACATGGATGATGTGGATGTGATTGCCTACAAGCTGGGCAGCTCTGCCCGACGCAGCTTTGAGGAAAAGCATTCTCTTTCCCGCATGCTCATGAAGACCTTCGGCGCACTGCTGGGCACTGAGGATCTGACTAAGACTGTGGTAAAAGCTGAAACGCTCAACGGTAAACTCATCGATATGTTAGCAGCAGTACATAAGCAGCCGACCGCCAATACGGGCGGTCTGAAGCTGGCGAAAAAAGGTTCGTAATCTTCTCTTGCTATTTTCCGCTGCATCGCGTATAATAGAGGCGTAGCATAATATCCTCATGAACAAAAGATGCGCGCCGAAAGGAGGAATTGACATGGCGACGAATACTTTTGAACGGAAGATTGTAATCAATGACAGCGTGTCAAAAGAAAAGCTGGCAAAGGTTCTTGAATCTGCGGAGCCCGCTAGGAAGCTGACGAAGCCTCTCTATTCCGGTGCGGAAAGAGAACGGAGTGAAAAATTATTAGCACAGTACTTGTTCCGCTCCAAACGCTGATTGATACTGCCGGAGAAGACAGAACAGCTCTCATGCAGATTCTGTCTTCTTTTTCATGTGCAAAAGATCATGATATTGAAAACTTTATCCGCAACCGGGCGGTAGAGTTTGAGGAACTGTCCAAGGCCAAAACATATCTCATATGTGATGAGACCGTTTTGCGGGACGAAGGTCAGCTGTTGATCTTGGGTTATATTTCGTTGGCTCTCAAGGTTTTACATATACCAGGGGGATTGTCCATCCGGGAACGAAAGGAATTGGATGGATACCGTGGTAAACATCGCGGAGAGCCGATCACAGATATCCCTTGCTATCTTATCGGTCAGCTGGCACGCAATGAGGGAGTTTCTAAGGAGCAACTTTCCGGAAGAGAACTGATCGAGGAAGCACAACGCATTATCATGACCGCAGTCGAGGCGGTTGGAGGACGGTTTATGATGATTGAATGCCATGATGATTCGAAGCTTTTGAAATTTTACGGTGACAATGGGTTTAAGGAGATTGCTCGTATCGCAGATGCAGATATGCCGATGGTGCAGATGCTATGCAAACTGGTGGATTGAGATGAGCTATGTGTGCGATATGATAGACATGAATAGGCTTATTGAACGAATCGTACAGAGGATTGCTAGTGTGTACATATAACACAGGAAGCGGCTGAAGTCACCTTGCGAAAAAACAGATTTTTTAGTGTTCTGCATGATATGAAATTGGGATACGCAAGAGACGATGCAGAAACTAATTTCTGTTGTTATCAGAACGAAATTGAATACGGTGCATGGAACCGAAATGAACTTGGTGAGATTGTTGAATAAGCAGTCTCGCCTTTTGATTTATTCGAGGTGGTGAGTGAACATGGCGCAGAGTCAGAATAAGCTGGTCGGCACATAGTATCTGGATCTGAGCAGACTGAGAAACGATGTTGCTGAAACCAATAAGCTGTTGCAGTCTATCGGAGCAGGCGTCAATTTGAATATGACGGACGTTGTGCAGAAGCAGGTTCAGCAGATGCTCCAGCAGTTTCAGAAGGAGCTCAAGCAGGCTGCGGCACACGGTACCAAAGTCGGTCAGCAGATGGGCGCGGGACTCCAGGGCGCGAACAGCCAGATTCAGCAGCTGCTCACCACGACGCAAAGACTGCCGAAGGTCGGCTCCCTGATCGAGACCCAGAAGGGCTATGATAAGCTGGGCAATACGATCACTGAGGTCTATAAGAACGGTCAGCTGCTGAACCGCTCGCTGAAAGCCGATTCTGCATTCACAAAGGATCTTGCCGAGGCGAATCGGATGTATCAGGAGCAGATCGGTCTGGTCAGGAAGCTGTATGCCATGAAGACGCAGCGGCTGAAGTCTGAGGACGGCACATTGACGGCGGTGGATCTGGATAAGCAGATCAAGGCGACTGAAAAGCAGATCGCCGGTAATGAACGGCAGATTACGATACTGGACAAGCAGGCTGTAAAGCAGTCGAACCTTTCGAAGCTTGCCAAGGAGCGAGCCGAGTTTGAAACCAAATACAACACCGCTGTTCTTGCCCAGCAGGATAAGAAGAACGCGCAAACGAAGGCAGAAGCAGATTTGGCCGCGTCAGGAGCAAATGAGCTGAAAACTGTTCAGCAGGCATATAAGCAGCTGATCAATTCCTATCGCCAGTATAATGCTGCTGTCAAGAATGGCAACGAGACCGGACAGACCTACTGGAATCAGGGCGCGGCTCAGGCGATGAATGAGATCAATCTGATCGAACAGAAGCTGGGTACGCTCAATATTGAAGAGGGTACCCGAAAAAAGATCCTTGATCTCATTCAGCAAGCGAAGAACGCAGAGGCTACTCACCAGAAGCAGATGGAGGGCACAGGCGGACAGCTGAATGAGCTGGATCAGACACTCAACAAGATTGGCAGCCGCATTCTTCAGATGGCAACGACCATGCTGGTTCTTCGTGGGCTCACCACCATCTGGCGGGAAGCGACGGATTATGCCCAGAAATACTACGATCAGATGAATGAGATCCGGATTGTATCCGGCAAATCTCAGGCGGAGATCAATCGATAGGGTGTCAGTTATCGTTCTCTTGCAAAGGAAATGAACGTTGCGTCCACCGAGATTGCAACCGCTGCTGTGGAATTCTGGAGGCAGGGTCTTCCGGAGGACGAGGTCAACAGCAGACTGAAATCGACCATTCAGTACGCCAAAATCTCAGGTTTGGAATTTGATGAGGCTGCGGAGCTGATAACGGCGGCAACCAACACCATGGAAATCAGCGCCAAGCGGGCTGCAGACGTATTTGCCTATCTGGGCGACGCTTCGGCATCGGGCGCGGATGAAATCGGCATCGCCATGCAGAAGGCTTCTGCATCGGCGGTTGAGTTTGGATTGAGCTTTGAATGGCTGGGCGCATATATCGCGACGATCTCTGAAAAGACCCGTCAAGCTCCTGAGGTCATCGGTACCTCCATCAACAGCATCATGGCGCGCCTGCACTCGATCAAGGCCAAGGGCTACAATGAGGACGACGCCACCCGGATCAACGACGTTGCCAAGGCGCTGAGTACGATCGATGTTGCCCTGATGAGATTTCCAAGGCCAATCAGAAAAAATGGTCTTCTGATAATCAAAGTGCAGGAGAAAGTATAGACAACGTCGATTCAAACAGTGATTTTGTTGAGAATTGGATGCGTTTGATTGTAGAACAGGAGAATCGAGAGAGGCTGAAGCATGCATTGAATGAGCTAACAAAGTATCAAAGAGATGTAGTTGTATTGTACTTTGTGGAGAAAATGTCACAAAAAGAGATCGGCGAACGTCTTGGGTGTACGAAGCAATCTGTTAGCGAATGTATAAATGCAGCGCTGAAGAAGCTCAGGAAGTATTTTGATCGCGCATGATCCTCACTTGTTGCCCGGCGATGTTTTTCACAAAGAGATGGAATTAAATAATTATATCAGAATTGAACTTGATGTGAACGGTATAAAGTGGCGAGAGTGTGAGAATGTATTTGACAGGCTCAGATGACAGAACTGCGTTGCGGGAGCAGTCTGAAATTTGATGAAATTAGTTTATTAATCGATGTATTGTGAATATCAAACAACAACCAAAACAAGCCCGCGAAATAATGAAAATTTGCAAGGAGGAAATGAAATGGACAACTCTATGAAGAGTACTAAGCACGTACACCCTATGAACAAAGTACATAAAAGCTTCGAAAAGAATCTGCATGAGCATGAAAAAAAGACGTTTGGAGGTATGTTTTATACTGACAAAGCAAAGAAACTGCATATTGCAGTCATGAATAGCTGTGACCCTCTGGTTGAGCAGATGTCTGCAGATAACGTTGTTTTCCATGAAGTTAAGCATTCATGGGAGGACCTTAACGATGTTCAGAATGCGGTTACATCTATTTTCAACAAGTACGGAATTCACACAGCCAGTTTTGAGCCGGAAGCCAATCGCATTAACATTGGTGTAGAGACGGTCAATGGTGATGTCATCCGAGCAATCCAAGCAGAGATGAAAGGCATGGGTTATGCTGATAACAGCATGTATGGAATTACTCAAATGGACCGTATTAGCGGATTTAAGCCTATGAATGATTCTGATGCCGTGGTAGCCGAAGCAGTCAACTATGCGCTTGCAGCAGAAGCAGTTTCTGCTGATGAAGTCAATGCCTTGACTGTCATGCCTGGCGGTATGATTCAGGTAAAAAACAACAACGGCTCTTATGTGCAGCTGTGCTCTGTGAATTTCGGCTACATTTATAACAACACTCCGTATCTGGTTGGCGCTGGTCATACCGGTTCTGCAGGTTATGTTGGTTGCGATGCTTACTATGTTCCGCCGATCATTGCAGTAAATGGTGAGGCGGCATACCCTATTGCTGGTATGGATACCACATATAATGCTGTTAACCGCGTAAAGATTGGCGTTGTTGCCCTGCAGCGTCTCGGCGGGAATTACGATCTGCGTACCATTCGGATTACTGAACCCAATATAAACTTCACCCATGTTGCGTATAATGGCTGCCGCGTCAGTGAACTTGGCGGAACAGTGACGCAAGGCGCTCCGCTTCGTATTTGCGGTGTTACTACCCGTTATGATGCGGATTATGAGGTCGGATATTGTGCGAACGCTCAGACCTCTGTATCTGCATATGATACAACGATGACCAACATGATCAAGCTGGATATCGGCGCAAATAACGGCACCAGTGGCGGTCCGGTCATGACGCCGCGTGATGATGGTACTTATCGACTCGTTGGTATTGCATCTGTTAATGGCGTTGGTGTTTGCTATGCTGCACCTGTGCGATACATGATGAGTACTTATGGACTTTCTATGATGTCTGAAGGTAGTATTGCTATCGGATGAGACACTTGAATACACGATCATAAGTTCTGTTGTGTATTTATCTAAATAATTCTAACAACACCCTGACAAAGCCCCTCTCAATCTTAGTAAGGTGAGAGGGGCTCATATTATTTAAAACGTTCTTGAACGGCAGCCTGTGAATGAAATTGTATTGAAAAAGAGGGGCAATGACCGCACAAGATAGCAAGTCCCTCTCGTGAATTTGGTTCTTGAAAGAAAGGAAGGTATGAGAATGAACAAAGTTTTTATCTCTGGCATGATTATTGACACCCCCATCTTTCACACAGAAAAGAGCAATGTTGCACATTTGGTTCTGAATCTGGCTGTACGGCACAAGACCAAAACCGGTGAACTTCGCACAGAAGTATATCGCGTCAGCGCATGGAACAACACTGCGAAATGGGGCGTAAAGAATCTCGGAAAGGGCCAGATTGTTGCGATTCATGGCTATCTTACCCAGCGCCAGATCAAGGTGGGCAGCGTGACAGTGGTTACAACCGAGATTGCTGTCGATGAATTTCTTCCGACGCAAGTTTTGCGCAGTAAGCATGACTCAAGCTCCTCTACCGAACCCGCAAAATCAATAGAAACAGCAGAATCAGAGTAATTGCCCGCCCTCAAAATTCATTGAAGAGAGAGGTGAAGCCCATGATATGGACCTAGGAAAGATAAGGAAGGAGGTGAGAAAAAAATGGAGGAAGCTGCAACGAGCATTCTCGAGCTCGCCCTTGAACAGGGCGTCTGGGCGGCGCTGTACATCTATCTGTTCTTCCGTATGCTCAAAGAGAACAAAGAAAGAGAAGAGCGTTACCAGGCGACCATCGATCATCTGAGCGTAAAGATCGAGAAAGGAATCGAAGACGTCAAGAAGTCTGTAGATGAGTTGTCTTCAATGTACAACT